CCAGGAACACAATTTTATCTTGGAGGAGCATCATTAACTTGGGGAGGATATGCTTATCCTGGAAGTGGGTACATTTCAAATCCCGTAGCAGTTGGTGTTAAAACTCCATTAAGCATTAGAAATACAGGAACTTTAACGCACATATTTGACAATGACACCAATACAAATACATTATTTAATGGCACTGGAGCAACTTTTGTAAATCAAAATCCAAATGCACCAGATGGTGTGCCTTGCGATTCAAATAATTTTAATTATTCACAAAAATATTATACAGTATATTGGAACACTGCATTCCCAAATAGTAATTATACATTAAATATAACAATTTTAGATAATCAATCAGCATCTGGTGATCATGATGGTTTTATTAACTTATGTTCTATTGCAAATAAAACTACTTCTTCTTTTGATATTCAATTTTACGCATCAAATGTTAATGCAATTAGTTATGTCAGATCATTTTCAGCATCTGCATCTTACGAATCATCTTGGTCTAACGCAGGTAATATTTTTATCAAGAATGGTGGTTCTTGGAAAGAAGTTCAAACTGCATGGATTAAAAGGAATGGGTCTTGGGCAAAAGTTTTTCAGAATTATGGCAACTCATCTTGGATAAACATGCTTGAAAATTTAGATGATGCCATTGACTTTGGTGTTCAAGTAATTGCCAATAATTAATGTTATTTCAATTATATATTTACTTGAACTGCTATCCTCTTGACGACCTCCCCCCCCCAGATGCCCTTGTATATCATTTTGATCTTTAAAATATCTCGTAATGCATTGGCACCTATATAGTATAACAAAAAAGTAATCGCAATAAGTAATGGCGGACAGATTTCCACTTATAGCAAATCCAACAACTCAACAGATTGAGGAATTAGCACCTGGAGATAATCTCAATTTACAGAATAGTGGAATAGTTGGTGCTACAACTATAACCGCAGATAAGTTTGTTGGAAGTTTAGAAGGAAACGCAACGAGTGCGGATAGATTAAATAATGCTGCGAATATAACTTCTGGTATTGTTAGTACTTCTAGACTTAGTGGTTATTATGGAATTAATGTAAATAGTGCAAATATACTTACAAATGCTGCTGGTATAACTTCTGGTTTTATTAGTAGTGATAGATTATCTGGTCATTATCCAATTTCTGTTGATTCTGCTTCTTCTTCTGATGCTTTGACTGATGCATCAAATATTACAGGTGGTATAGTTCCTTCCGAAAGGTTAGAGGGATTTTACGACATTAATGTAGGAACAGCAAACACTGCAAACATTATTACTCCTGGAAGTTTTCAGAATATTAGTATTGGAGGAAATGCTGCTACTGCTACTACAGCAGTCAATCTTTCTGGTGGAACAGTTTCTGGTGTTGATTTAAATATTAGTGGCATTGGTACAATTGGAACTTTAGGTGTTTCTGGTTTAACAACAACAACTAACTTAAATGTAACCAATTTAGCATCAATTGGGTTTGCTTCTGTAGGAGTTGCAACGATTGGATTTGGAACATTTACAAATGTCAGAATATCAGGTGCTGCTACAATTGGGTTCTTAACAGCAACTAATGCTCGTGTTTCTGGAACTGCTACTGTTGGATTTTTAACTGCAACTAATTTAAATTCACCCAATGCAACTTTGGGAATTGTTACTGCAAATACACTCACTGGTCTTAATACATTATCTTCGTATGATGCAACCCTTGATTTTATTAATAATACTAGGATTACATCGGGTTTATTGGTTGGAACTGCAGCATCAATTGGAATTGCAACAATAGGATTTGGAACTTTTACAAATGTACGAGTATCGGGAATATTAACTGCAGGTACATTTTCTGGTAATTTTAGTGGAGGAATAGTTGCTGCTGCTGCTTCTATTGGAATTGCAACAATTAGTTATGCAAATGTCGGACTTGCATCAATTGGTATTGCAACTGTAGGATTTGCCTCTGTTGGTATTGCTACTATAGGATTTTTAACCGCAACTGATGTTCGTGTTTCTGGAACTGCTACTGTTGGTCTTTTAACTGCAACAACAATTTTCACTAATAATTATCTTGGAAATGGGGAATCCATAGTAGGTATTGTAACTCAAATTAATATTGGGACCGGTCTTACTTTAACATCTACACAAACAGCAGGAAAGGGAATAGTTAATGTAGGAATTCGCACTACTATAGGAAAAACAATCTTTGTTTCCTTTGAAGGAAATGATTCAAACACTGGATTGTTGAATAATGATGCAAAGAAAACTATAAAAGCAGCAGCAGCACTTGCTTTACCTGGAGATACAATTAAAGTTTTTCCAGGAACTTATGTTGAAAATAATCCAATAGTTTTATCAAAAGATGTTTCAGTGGAAGGAACAGAGTTGCGTAACTGTTTAGTTTCACCACAAAACACTGGACTTGATTTATTCCACGTTAATAATGGATGTCATTTAACAGATTTAAGTTTTGTTGGTGCTCCATCAACAAATGGTGCATCGGTAGTATCATTTCAACCACTTGCTGGAGTTTCTACTCATAGATTTTTTGATGCTGCAAGAATGATTCGTATGAATCTTGATTTTATTTCTGAAGAAACTGTAGGATATTTAACCAGCACAGATTATAAAAATCCTATATTTAATTCTGGAATAAGTACAATTAGAGAAGGTGTTGTATCTGCATTAAAGGCAGTATGCCATGACATTACAAGGGGTGGAAATTCTAAGTGTGTGGTTGCAGGAAAATCATATTACACTGCAGGAGGAGCACTTCAGAATATTGTTGGATTTAAAACCGAAACAATAGATGCCTTTAATTATGCAGTAGGAATTGCAAGGTCTTGTATTAATAATGTTTCTTTTGCAAAAACAAGTGGTGGAAATTATCAGTCTTATTATACACAAGTAAAGGATGTTTCCATTCAAGCAGATTCTGCAACTGGATCTAATACTAATTTAAATTCTTGTTCAAATGTAATTTCTGCATTATATTCTTGTGTTGGAATTGTGACTACAATAATTAATGATGGTTTGAGTGCTCTTGGTGGAGCAGGAATTAATACAACACTACCATCAGCATATGATGGACAATCAAGTAACAATTGGTCCAGCACAAAACTTGAAGGAACAACGTTCTCACCTGGTGTCGGAATTATTTCAAAAGGTCCTTATATTCGCAACTGCACAAATTTTATACCAAATAGCATTGGATTAAAGGTAAATGGTTTTGATGCAGAACCTGGAGATGAAATTGATAATGGCATTCAAGGTTCTATGAGTGTTGATTCTTATACACAATATAATCAAGGTGGTATTGGAGTGTCAATTACCAATGGTGGTTATGCTCAATTAGTTTCTATCTTTACAATTTGTGATGATATTGCGATTTATACATCTTCTGGTGGTCAGTGTGATATTACCAATTCTAACAATTCATTCGGAACTTATGGATTATATTCAAATGGTGTAGGGGATTACTCTAGTAGATCAATTTTTAGATATACTGGAACTGCAAATACAAATGCTACTATAGGTCAAAATATAATTACAGTTTCTGGTTTGGGAACCAATAGACCATATCAAGGGCAAGCAATTTATTTTGGAAACTTATATTATTCTGTTGAATCTATAAGTGTCACTGATGGTGGTTCTGGTTATACATCGGAACCAATTGTTACAATTAGTTCTCCAACTGGTCCAAATGGAATTACTGCCGAGGCATTTCCTGTAATTGAAAATGGAAAAGTAGTTTCAATTAATGTTATTAGTACTGGTAATCAATATGTAACTGCACCAACTGTAACGATCAGTGGTCCTGGTGCTGGGGTTACGGCAACTGCTTCTGCAAATCTTGCACCAATATATTATAAAGTTGATGGTGCAACTTTACCATCTGCTGGCATTTCAACTATCACATTAACTGAAAATCTAAATAATACAGTCAGTGCAGGAACTACTGCTTATTTCTCTAGAATGAGTTTGCAGGTTGCATCTACAATATCATTTGAATATATAGGAGCAGGCAATGCAATTGAATCTGCAAGACCATCTAAAGGTGGTGTGACAAGACAACAGAATGAAGTCGTTAGGATAAATGGAGGAGAAGTTGTTTATACTAGTACTGACCAGTCAGGAAACTTTAGAATTGGTGAGGGAGTAGTTATCAATCAATTAACTGGAACCATTAGTGGAAGATCCTTCAGTCAAAGTTTGTTAAATACAGTAACACCTTTACTCATTGCATTAGGAAGATAAAATGGCAGTAGTAGCACTTAATACATTTAAAACTGTAAGAAAAAATTTAACCACTTCCAACGTTGGAATTTATACTTGTCCATCTGGAGTTGCTTCAATTGTAATTTTGGCACAAGTAACAAATGTCTCAACAGGATCAACCACTTATACAGTGACTGCTGTTCATTCTAGAAGCACAGAATCTCCCACTGATTATAAATTTGCAAATAATGTTTCTGTTCCCCCCAATGATTCTGTAAATTTAATTCCAGACGGAAGACTTGTGTTGGAAACTGGTGATGTAATTAAAGTTTCGGCAAATTCTGATGATAATTTAAATATTGTGTTGAGTGTTTTAGAAACTGCAAAAGGATAATATAAATGTATAATTACACTTCCGGAAGAGTTAAAAAAGAAACAAGAACAGGAATCACATCCGATAGATATGAATTTTTAGGATTAAATCAAGCAGAGCCAGATCTCGGAGATCCATTGGTTGGTCCTTCTTCAGTTGGTGCAAATCCAGCACCACCTTCAATATCTGGTGATCAATATTTACTCGTTGCCAATAAAAATAATCCGGGAAAAAGATATTGGATTGCATCTTCTCAGGTATTGACTGGTGGTTTAATTCCCGGTTCTTTCACTATTTTTGATGATAATATTCAAGTAGGAGCAGCAAATAGTTTTAATGTTTTTAATTTAGTTGGTGATATTGTGTCAGTAGATCCAGTTGGTTCTGGGGTTTCCGATCAAACTGGAATTGCGACAATTAGATTTTCACTAAAAGCGCCTGGTCAAGCAAATCAAATAATGTATCACGGAAGTGGTAATTTAATTAGAGCAGCAAGTGGATTTGTATATTCTTCAGGAAATATTGGAATTGGAAGTAATTCTCCAACTGAAATACTGGATGTAAGTGGAAATGGTAAGTTTCTTGGATCTGTAAGTGCTTCAAGTTTTGTAGGTAACTTAACAGGTACAGCAACTACTGCTTCTGGATTAACTGCAACATCAAATATAAACACTACTGGTATTATAACTGCTTCAAGTTTTGTAGGTAACTTAACTGGAACAGCAACCACTGCTTCTGGTGTTTCCACAGAAATAAACATTAACACTACTGGTATTATAACTTCTTCAAGTTTTGTAGGTAATTTAACTGGAACAGCAACCACAGCAACCATAGCATCTACAGCACTTGGAGTATCAACATCAATTAGCATCAATACCACAGGAATTATAACTTCTTCAAGTTTTGTAGGTAATTTAACTGGAACAGCAACTACAGCAAATAATGTAAGTTCTAGTATTAATATAAACACTAGTGGAATTATAACTGCTTCAAGTTTTGTAGGTAACTTAACAGGCACAGCAACTACAGCAACAAATGTAATTAGTGGTTTTGCATCTGTTTCTTCATTGAATGTCTCTGGCATAACTACGATTGGAAGTGCAACAACTTCCACAAATACACCATTACAAGTTGAAACTTATGGAGTAAAAACAGGAACTGGTAATTTTATTGCTTCAGTTGGAATTACTACATCCATAGATAGTTTTTCCATTACAACTACAGACTTCAAATTAGTTGAGTATTCTGTTCATATTGGATTTAGTAGCAGTATTCAAGTTCAAAAAGTTTTAATTATGCAAGATGGCATTATTGCAAATGCTGAATCTTATGGCATTATGTATAACAAAAATGCTTTGGTTGCAATTGGAGCAACTTTGGATGGGACTGACTGTAAATTGCAAGTTACACCTCAGTCTGGAGTAAATGGAGTGACCACATATAGATTCGTAAGAGGAAGTTTATTATAATTAATTTATCATTTCAAATGAAAACATAAATACTTAAAAACTCTCATGGCAGATAAAGGTTTCGGTTTAAATCAACTAAATTTTACTGGAATAGCAGGAACTTCATTAATTGAGAGTGGAGATACTCTGCAGGTAAATGCTCCTTTATTTTCTGTTAGCACAGATTTTTCTGTCGGTGGGAAGGTAAACTCAAATATAATTCTCTCAAGTTCTTATTCTATTGGTATTGGTTCTACTCAACCAAAAGAAAAACTTGATGTTTTAGGGAATATAAATGTTTCTGGTTCAGTAACTGCAACATCTTTTGTGGGATCTGGTACTGATCTCATTGGAGTAGCAAAAAATACAATATCTGCAATTGACGAGAATAATTATTATTATCCAATTCTGACTCCATCTTCAGCAAATGCTGGTACTTATTCAACAGTTGTAGTTCCATCCAGTAAACTTGTTTTTAACCCATCAGGTTTGTTGGGAATTGGAAGCACGACTCCAAATTATAATTTAGATGTTGTTGGTACTGGAAGATTTACAGGAAATTTAATTGCTTCAAGTTTTGTAGGTAACTTAACAGGTACAGCAACTACTGCTTCTGGATTAACTGCAACATCAAATATAAACACTACAGGAATTATAACTGCTTCAAGTTTTGTAGGTAACTTGACAGGCACAGCAACTACAGCATCCAATGTAAGTTCTACTATTAACGTAAACACTACAGGTATTATAACTGCTTCTAGTTTTACTGGAAATCTTACAGGTACAGCAACTACAGCATCCAATGTAAGTTCTACTATTAACGTAAACACTACAGGTATTATAACTGCTTCTAGTTTTACTGGAAATCTTACAGGTACAGCAACTACAGCAACTACAGCAAATAATGTAAATTCTAGTATTAATATAAACACTACAGGAATTATAACTGCTTCAAGTTTTGTAGGTAACTTAACTGGAACAGCAACTACTGCCTCAGGATTAACTGCAACATCAAGTGTAAACACTACTGGTATTATAACTGCTTCAAGTTTTGTAGGTAACTTAACTGGAACAGCAACTACTGCCTCAGGATTAACTGCAACATCAAGTGTAAACACTACTGGTATTATAACTGCTTCAAGTTTTGTAGGTAACTTAACTGGAACAGCAACTACAGCAACTACAGCACTTGGTGTATCAACAACAATTAGCATTAATACTACAGGAATTATAACTGCTTCAGTTTTAAGAGTTGGAACTAGTGTAACTGAATCAATTGGAATTACTACAAATATTATTAGTGGTGGAAATTTATTACTCATAAATCCTGCCACCGTAGGAGTTTCTACAGGAACAGTTAGAATCCTTGGCAACTTGATTGTTGAGGGAACAACATCCACTACCCAAGAATTAGTATTAACTTCTTCAGATAAACTTATAGCAGTTGCAAGTACAATAGGAAATGATATTGACTTAAATGGAGCTGGAATAGGGATTGGTTCTACATCTGTAAGAAAATTTATACGATGGCATTATGCATCTAACACATTAAAGAGTTCCGAGAATTGGAATTTAGAATCAGGAAAGACTTATCAAATCAATGACACTTCGGTTCTTACATCAACAACATTAGGTTCTGGTGTTACTATCTCCAGTATTAGAAGTGTTAGTTCTGGAATCATAACTGATAGAACAGAACTTACTTCTGGTCAGGTATCTGGTAGTGACTATTTGTTAATTTACGATGTAAGTGACCCAACAAACTTAAAGAAAGCAACAATTCAAAATGCTGCTCTTCAAGGTCTTCAGGGAACTCAAGGAACTCAAGGTCTTCAGGGACTTCAAGGAAGACAAGGTACTCAGGGCACTCAGGGTACTCAGGGAACTCAAGGTCTTCAGGGAACTCAAGGAACTCAAGGTCTTCAGGGACTTCAAGGAAGACAAGGTACTCAGGGTACTCAGGGTACTCAGGGATCTCAAGGTCTTCAGGGTACTCAGGGAACTCAAGGTACTCAGGGAACTCAAGGTCTTCAGGGTACTCAGGGAACTCAAGGTACTCAAGGACTTCAGGGTACTCAGGGAACTCAAGGTACTCAAGGACTTCAGGGTACTCAGGGAACTCAAGGTACTCAGGGTACTCAAGGACTTCAGGGTACTCAGGGAACTCAAGGACTTCAGGGTACTCAGGGAACTCAAGGACTTCAGGGTACTCAGGGAACTCAAGGTACTCAGGGAACTCAAGGTCTTCAGGGAAGACAAGGACTTCAGGGAGCACAGGGAACTCAAGGTCTTCAGGGAACTAGTGGAACTAGTGGTTCTTCCAATTGGACTGCAGTTTTAGTTAATGTGACGAGAGATTCCTCCGACCCAACAAAATTCACCAAAACTGGTGGTTCTGATTCTACTTGGGACTCATCTGTTTATTCAGAACAAGGTTTTGTTCTTGGTGCTTACATATCATCAAGAATATCATCAACAAGTGGTAGTGCTATAGTTGGTCTAGGAACAAATCCATCAGCATCTAGTAATCAAAATTTTGATTACGGTATGTATTTGGATAATGGTGACATCAAATCAATTGAAAATGGTTCTGTTACTGGTCTTGGCACTACATATGAAATTAGTGATTATCTTTCAGTTACTTATGATGGTGCAAATATTAGATACTATAAAAATTCATCTTTACTGAGAACTGTTGCCCGTTCTACAGGAAATGCATTATATCTTGATAGTTCAATTTTTACATCCAATCTTGCATTTGAAGACCTTGTATTTGGTCCTATGGGACCTCAAGGTACTCAAGGATTACAAGGATTACAAGGTACACAGGGAACTCAAGGTACACAGGGAACACAAGGAACTCAGGGCACTCAAGGTATTCAAGGACTTCAAGGAACACAAGGTACTCAGGGACTTCAAGGAACTCAAGGAACTCAAGGTACTCAAGGTCTTCAGGGAACTCAAGGTACTCAAGGTACTCAAGGTACTCAAGGTCTTCAGGGACTTCAAGGAAGACAAGGTACTCAAGG